ACGCATACCGCCATACTGGCGAGACCTTATTGACGCCGCTGTGCGCGCACCAGCCTCTGCTTCTTGAGCAGCAATACGCTTTTCTTGTTCAGCTTGCAGTTTTACCTGTGCCTTTTGAGCAGATGTATCTATTTTAGGAGTTAGAAAACCCATGATTAAACCTCGTATATACATGGCAGTCTACACCATCAGGGGTATATGCCGTTAGAGTTGCCTCATAGTCGAACCCGATTAGTCTGGCCCAACGCATCGCTGGACTATTATCATTTCTGACAACAATCTGCAAACGGCGTAAATAGGACAGTTGTGTCGTATATGATACAAACATCTTGGCTTTGCGTGTCAGGTCAAGTGCGTTTTGCTTGGCGAGGTCGTCACTTTTAAACATCCATAGTTCATATGTACTAGGCCAGAGTTGGAATAGACCAGAAGACAGGATGATCTTGTCGTCGATCATCACTGTCATGCTAGGGTAGGCGTCTGCATACGACTGGATACGCTCGTTAAAGTCAGGCAAAGCCGACGCTGCTCTGCGATCAAGCTCCGATAGCTGCATCATGTGGATGTGTCCGTAGTGAAACGGCACAACTCTTATCCTGTCGCTCAGATTTAACTCCGCTATGAAGTCATCTGGTACGATCATGCGAAGATCTCGAAGTCGTGATTGGCTATTGTCGCTCTTGGTTGCGATCTACCCATCATATGGCCCCGTGTCAGTGTCCTAAACTCGCCACCGCCAAGCATCAAATAGCCGTATGCGTCACCGATATGCGAGTGTTCGTTCTTGTTGGGTGCATCTTTGAACCTGTCTGTCCCGCCACCGACACCAACTCTCTTGAAATGGTAGCCACCAGCGAGGGATTTTCTAAGTCTTTGGCAATCATGGGCAACGATTATGCCAGGTTTGCCATCAATAAACCTCTGCATTGGCAGCGCACCAGCCTCACGGCGCACCATGAAGTCGTTCGATGCCGTAGGTTGGGCATTCAATCCAAGTGTTTTGAGGTAATCGAACGCTGTAACCTCAAAGATCCCGTCTCTAGCGACACCAGCAGGATCTCCCCAGATAAAGATCTGTGCTTTTGGGAATCTTGTCTGGATGTCGTGGATTAAAATCTGCCCGAAACGCTCCAGACCCATGCTGAATGACACGATTTCATGCAGGATATGCCACCGACCGTTCCGCATTTTCTGTCCGATGACTGCCGCAGGTGTCAAACCAAAGTCCAGACCTACTTGGATTGGAACACTAGGGTCGTAATCCAGCACCTCTACGCTCATCAGGCTGTCTGTATACTCAGGCCATACGGCTTTGCCTTCCTGTACATACACATATTCGCCACCAATGTAGCATCTGATCCAGTCAAGGTTCTTGCCACCGAGCTGCTGCTCGTAATAGCCAGGGGGGAGGTTGCCTACGTTCTCGGCGTCTGGGTTCATCGTCCAGAATCTACCTGCCGCTGGCAAGGCTCCTGGTGTATCTCCGGTGCATTCCAACATTCCTGACGGCTGCTTGAAGAACGACCACTTATATCTGCCTCGAATGGGTTCTTTCTCTGCCAAGCGATACCACCAATGGTCATTATCCATAGGGTTGGTATCTGCCCAGATGCCACGCCAAGTAGGGCCACCGTGCTGTTTGGTTGGATAGCGGCCTACACGATGCGTCAAGCCTTGAATAACAGCTAACGGCAATTCCCGTGCCTCGTTTACCCATGCTCCGGTCAACTCAAGAGACAGCAGCTTCCTGACATCCTTGGGCTGGTCGAGAGCAAGAAAGATAACCTCGCAATCAACGCCTGGAATACCGTCCCTACTAGGCAGCTTCAGGTGATGGGTGATAGGCGGCGACCATCTCATTGGTCCCCAGACATCTTCAGGGAAGAGTGTACCCCACGTCTTGATAGTAGTCGTCCGTAACTCAGGATACGAGTTTCTGACAATCACGAATCTGGTATAGCGCACGTTATCAATCGGCGATGGCTCTTGCTGTACGGCCTTCAGGAAGATCTCGGCAGCGCAACCATACGATTTGCCACTACCTACCGGGCCGAGCAATCCACGAAAGAACGATGTATCGTGCAAGAACTCCCAGGTAGTGGGAGCTTGCGTAAAATCAAGATCTAGGCCACCAAGGGTCACGTCAGACGTATCAGACGATCTCGGCGATTGCCTCTTCTTCGTTGGCTTCTTCATCTAATGGACTTTCTGTAATGGTATAATTGGTGACTACCGGGCCTTTTAGATTAATACCCATGATTGTAGGACGCGCATCATCACTGAGGTTCTCCAATAACCCGTAATGCTTGGAGAGCAACCGCAAAGCAGACATCTTGTCGTGCATTTCCACTTCAATCTCATTGCCATCCTTAGTCGGCCTGATCTTTATCTTCTTAATCGCCTTCCGAGTATGCTCCGGCAAATCATAACTGGGAATAACACTAACTCCTCCAGTCTGATCCCACGACAACACATCAGTAATCTTGGAAGAGCCAAGTATTTCCAGCTCTTCCAACACCGCCTCCTTCTTTCCATCCACCCTGTTGGAACTCAAAACACGTCTAAACTGTCTAACACTGGTCATTTATGTAAATCTCCTGTTCATAACTAGGTAAAACCCCCTTGACACTATTTACAAAACATACACGAACCCCTTATAACCCGAAGGGTGTCCCCAATATAAAGAGTAACACCCAAGGGTATGTGTGTTCCGACACACATGAAACAACCATGCTGGTAAGCATGTAGAACACGAAGAGTAAGGGGCAACCGAGAAGAGTTCCTGAACAACACCTAAAACACCCTACGAAAAACGAGAAAAAAATCGTGCCTGAGACCCCGTACTAGAGCGGACGGGGCGGGGGGGAAGGGGTGGCCTGCGAGAAAGCACCCCCGTCGATGAGCTGCTGCAAGCCACTAGGTACAGAGCCTTTAGAGCGTACCCAATGAGCGATTGCAAGAGATGCTATCCGCTTGAATTCATCAAGCTCTATCCCTTGAGAGACAAGGTAATTGTGCTCTTGATTGCTTGATACTTCCTCTTTGCTAACAGTACCTTCCGGCTCTAGAGAGTGTACGTTGAATGCCTTGCTCTCTTGTAGCTGCTCTTTCGTAGGGACTGGATCATCCTTAGAGTAGAGAACCTGGTATCTATCTGTTAACCAAGGTGACGTTTGACCGGGATACCATTTAGGTTGAAGCTTCCTGATATATCCCTTGTCTACTAACCGTCTCAATGCAGCTTGATTGCCAGCCGTGCCTTGCCCGGTATAAGCCCCGATTGTCTGTAGAGTAGGAAATGCTACACCGCTTCCGCTTGTATATAGGCCTAGAGCCAATAGCGTTCGGATATCGTTAATTGATAGGCTCAAATCCATTACGGCTCTTGAAGGATAAACGCTAAACCGTCTTAAATCTGTTTCACCCCGTGGCGTTAATCCGGCGATTGCTTTCGTTTTCTTGATTGTTTTCAATGTGTTATGATCCCGAATAATTATTTTATCTTTTTTTTATAATACCTATTGACACTTAATGAAATGATAATTAATTTATGATCATCGAAACAAACAAACGGGAGAAGAAAATGTTTCAACTGATTAACCAAGAGACAAAAGAAGTAGCATTCACCGGAAACACTCCGACTGAGTGTCGTAACTATGGAATTAAAAAAGGAATTATCGGTGTCGAAAAAAGTAAGTACTTTAAGCATTTGATATTCGGTCACTGGAATATCGAACGTGTAGTTAACAAGGCCATGCGTTAACAATCTCAATCATTCGCTCTTAACCAAACAGGAATAATAGGGGAATAAGATTATGAAACTTACAAAAGCAAAACTAATCGCCATGATAAAAAACGATAAACGCATAGATCAAACTGTTGATTATGACGAACCCGGCAAAGCCATTGTCTATCTTAATGAGGGTTGGACATGGGAAGCGAATGACGGGAACCGCTCAGTAGAGGGTTTCATTTTGCCAGACAATCAATGGGAAGAACCCGATAGCGTAGGATATGTCAAAGAACGGATTAAATGTATTGAACCTATTATTGAGCATTGAATTGACAATCCGGTTACTCCCGCTCTTGCGGGAGCTTCCCGATTGCCAAACGGTTAATCGACTAGATAGGGAATAAGACAATGCAAAAATTCATTCAAACGGACGACAAAACACTAGCGTTTCGGGCTTGCCCATGGGCTTGCATAGTCAAGAGAGTAGAGGGCGGTTTCATGTGTTTTGAGACACTCGCCGGATATCGGACTTGGAAGAGCCAGAAATAATCAACTAGCAACAGAGGGAATAAGACAATGAAAGCAATTCAAGTAAAACACCTTGGGCCAACTGATACACGCGGTTCACGCGTAAAAGCATTCGTTCATAAGAATGTTCATGTTACCTTGTCTTACGACTACACACTAACACCTGAAACTAACAGGTTAGCTGCAGCTTATGCGTTAATTAAGAAACTTAATTGGCCG